ACCTGGCGAAGTGAGGATGATGGCACATTGTTTCCTGTTGCAGGCTGTTGGACCATTCTCAAGTACATTGCTTCCTGTCTGGATGCTGGGGGTCGCATTGTCTCGCGCCCCTCCGGACTGGAGTGTGTTGATCGGTGTGACGATCCAGTGATGTCCATCGGTGTGTACGTTAACAGTAGCCATGATGACATGGCAGGTGTCATTTCTGGCTACACTGAGGCATGGATCACAACGGCCACCGCAACCGGACAGTCAAATAGCATCACGGTCATCGAGCCCGTAAGATGTGGATTCCTTCGCTTTCCCTCGAGTAATGCGGTAACTCGTCACTATGTTCACCGGGAGGTTGCCAAGATGCGAACTGCACTGATCAACTGAGCACCCACCCTGACGCACTGATCAATTGATCCAAATAAATAAATTGCAAACAAAAATCATTTTTTGTTTGCAATTTATTTATTTGGATAAAAGTTGATAAAAAAAATCATTCTACTATTACTATTTTCATTATTAATATTATAACAATGGCTCTATATTTTACTGATGATCTTGAAATTGTGTCGGCACAATGGGATTCAATCCATAATGCTGTTCAAAAAAGGCGTGAGGAATTACAATTAGAACCGTCATTAAGTGAAAAAAAAAAGGTACATAAAATAGTGATAGATTTTGCTAAGCAAAATAAAAGAAAGGTATATGGGGGATTTGCAATAAATTTATTAATTAATGATAAAAATCCAGATGATGCAATATATACAAGTGATGATGTACCTGATATTGATATGTATTCTCCAGATCCAATTTCTGATCTAATGAAAATATGTAATCTAATGGCCAAAGACGGGTACAAATTTGTTAGAGGTATCGAAGCTCAACATCCAGAAACATATAGTATTTTAATTGACAAACAACTCTATTGTGATATTTCATATGTACCAAGAAATGTTTATAATAAAATGCCATTCAAGGAGATCAATGGTATACAGGTTATACATCCAACATTTATGACCATTGACTATTTGAGGATGTTAAGTGATCCACTTTTGAGTTATTGGAGATTCAACACCGATGATTTAAAAGGCTTCAAGAGATTTGTATTATTGCAGAAACATTATCCATTGCCACATAATGATTCACCCATTAATATTAGTGGTTCAACACCCAAACTTGATATTGTTTTAGATGTTATACAAAAGTTTATTACCGATAGAGAAAGTTTAATAAATATTGGGTTTTATGCATATAATCACTTTTTAAAAGAAAGTCAAATAGTGCAAAACAAAAGTCTTGGAAAACATTACAAATATTTAGCAGTTCCTTATTATGAAATGATATCATCTAATTACAGGACTGACTTTTTTGATCTCATTGCACAGCTCAAAAGTATTGATACAATAGATGCATCTGAAATAACACATACAGAATTTTATCCATTTTTCCAGTTCACAGGTCATAGTGTTGAAATTTATCTCAAAGGTGATTTAGTGGCAAAAATATATAATAATAATAAAAAGTGTCATCCATATCGCAAAGTAAATGCAACTGTGTTTGCCAATAAGACATTTACAGAACCAAAAAAGGGATCGGCCATTATAGGAACATTTCAGGTGACACTTTTGTATGCCTTAATAAATGTTATGAAAGCTAGAACCGATAATGCAAAAGATTTAGTTAATCTCTACTATGTTATCATATCACATTTGTCAGATATGAGAAATTATTATTTTGATAGAACAAAAAAAACTATACTGGATGAATCACTGTTTAAGGATTTTGTGATTGATTGTATTGGTGATACTATCACACCAGACAGACAGAGAAAATTAATGATTGAGGCCAGAAAGAAGAAGAACAAGAGATTAACATTTAGATATGAACCAGATGAAGGCATAAAAGAACCAGAATCAAATTATTATTTTGCAAATGGGTCAGGAAATGCTATTAACAATCATAAAAATCTAAAATTAAGTGAGGCATACAAAGAGGATGAAATTGAAGAGATTGATGACACATCTGATGATGATCACAAATCTGATAAATAATAATTATCTTGAATATTGTGTGACTAATAATCTTTCATATTATTTTGCAATATCATATATTTTATTTTCACCATAAAATATATGATATATGCAAAATAAATCTTTCATATTATTTTGCAATATCATATATTTTATTTTCACCATAAAATATATGTCATGTCCTTCAAAATAGTTGGTTCAGTAAATCCAGAATATAATCCACATTGGCCCCCAATAATTAATTCAACAGTTATTGTACATACACCACACAATACTAATTTATGTATTGGGCAAGTTCATAGTTTATCAAATAATTCAACGGTTGCTATAATACTATTAATTAATAATGTAAAATTCACTGATCCTTTTTTGGTGAAACATAATTTAATTCCAAAGGGAATGTCCAATCATGGATTTTTAGCACTTGTGCCATCTTATGGATGGAGATATATTGACAAAACTAAGTTACAAAAAATATTAATGGATAATAATGTCAGTATGGTTAATACTATTCATAAAGATATCAAATATCGCCTAGATGATTTATTAAGTAAAAAGCCCACACGGTTAAATAAGACAGATACAGGTTCAGAGGCAATATATTCTGATCCTAGTGGTGAAAAGGCTGATAGATGTAATGCACCTGCTGATTATGTTGATACAAGTTTGCTTGCAAAAACAGGTGAATTAAAACTTGATGCATTATTTGAAGACAAAACTATTAATACACAAATGTTTGATGATAATGAATCATTTTCTCCACTCAGCTATGAATTCAAGACTGCTCTATTGGAAAAATTAAATACTCCAGCAGTGATATCAGAAAATGAAATGAAGATTATTGTTAATTCTAATATTGCCATTAGAAATATCATAGAGACACAGGATGATGAAACAGAAGAAGGACAAAAGATTGTCAAATGGTTAATGAAAAACATGATTAATGTTGAAACTGATGGTAATTACCTATTTGGAGATCTCAAGACAGCAATATTTAATGGATATGTCCATTTGAGTAGAAAGGGAATCAAAATAGATGATATGATTACTCCCAAACTAGTTCCTGATCTTAAATATTTCAAATGGCAATATGGATCACCAATAGACTATGACACATTGAAGTATGTATTGTTTCAAAGTAATTTTCAGAAACAGTTACAAAAGGATTTAGATGAACAAAAAGAAGCTGAGGAAATATTTATGCAAGAATATTTAATAGCTCTTCAACCAGAACCAAAATACCAGATGTGGACATTGAAACGATTGATTATGGCTTGGTATGCAGACACTGATTTACAAAATAATGTTAGAAAAATAAAAGTATTAATAAATCAGTGGAGGTCAAGAGCTGATCAGGAATTTAATAAAAAATATGGTGTATTGCCCAGCATTGTTGTTTATCCCAGATATGGAAAGACTAGTGCCAGAATAGTTCTAAATAAATTGGCACAATATTTCTTACTTTATCAAAATATTGGTTGGAAATGCAGTAAACCATCATATTGTGTCAGAGTTAATGATTTGATTTGGTATACAAATGGCAGTATTGATTTGAAACTTTATTTTAGGAAATCGCAACATTCATTTGATGGAAAAATAACTAATACAACATTTGATGGAGATTTTGCACATTTGGTTAGGGCAGATAAGTTACTATTTACACAATAATTTTAGTCAAATAAAAACATTGAAATGTGTATGCATTATTTATGTTTAGATTATGCAAAAATTCTAAAATATAAAAATGTTGATGAGATGATAAAGTTGTTATAATATATTTTTTTATTTAGTACAGTTCTTTATCAAAAAAACTGAAATATATATTCCCTATTCATCCTTAATAAAAAATGTTCATATGTAATTCTACAATGGTCATTGCTAGTATTTCAGATGGTAACTACACAGAAAATGATCCCAAGATCCCTCTAAAAAATGTTTCTGTGGTTGGAGACATACTTGATTGTTTTGGTACAGTTATTGTCACCCAGACATACGAAAATTCATATGACAGACCAATTGAGGCACACTACACATTTAAGCTTACAGATGGTAGCATTGTGTCCGGATTTAAGATGACCATTGGGTCACATTCAATGATTGGTGTTGTCAAGCCAGCAAATGATGGACATGATGAGTATTCAACTGCAAAACGTGATGGCAAACATGCAGCACTATTGACACAGCATGACAATTTGTACAGGGTCATACTTGGAAATATTTTGCCAGATGAACAAATCACTGTAGAAATAACATATCTCACAAAATTGCCAGTCAATGCAAATGGATTCAAATTTGTTTTGCCAACCAACATTGCACCAATTTATGTTCCCCCGGATGATGTTAGCAAATATGGACTATTTGTTATGTCTACATTTTTACATACAACACACACTGCATACGATTTTAACGTGCATCTAACATGGCGTACAGGAAGTAAATTTTTGGAGATAACTTCACCAACTAATCATATTTCCTTTGTAACAAATTCTGATAAACATGTATGCTTCACTGTCAGTACAGCACCATCACGTGGGGATTTTGTTGTGTATGCCAAGACAGATGCCCGGACATTGCTTTACGATTATTGTGATACTGCAAATGATAATGATCATTATATTTTGATGGCACACCAAATTGCAGATGTTGAAGCAGACACATCACCAAAGAGTTATCAGTTTATTCTTGATCAGAGTGGATCAATGACACCTAGTAAAATTGCCAATGCTTTGGAGGCACTTACACTATTTGTTTTGTCATTGAGTGACGATTCATTTTTTAACATTATTAGTTTTGGCAGTTCATACATTGCACAGTGGGCACACAGTGTTCCAGTGACTAATGAGAATGTTGAGATATTCAAGGCAAATATTCACAATTTTAAAACAGATATGGGAGGAACTAACATTTATAACTGTTTAAATGATGTCTTATTGGACAATTTGGCTCCATTTCGTATCAACACAGAACCAGTACCCGCAGAAAAAGATATTGAGAAGGTATTCATTTTGTTGACAGATGGGCAAGTCAGCAATGTTGATCATCTAGTTGGCATGTTGAAGAGTCATAGTGTTCACCAGAAGTGTCGCGTATTTGGGGTCGGTATTGGTAGTGATGCTAGTAGGGATTTAATTGAGAAAATGTCATATGAAACTGGTGGCACGTGCAGAATGGTTATTGATGATACTGATATAAGTGATAATGTAATTTATCTACTAAGCTGTGTATCAAAACAGACTTTTCAACATCCCACACTCGAAATCGGAACATACAGGACAACACAACGATCAATCTATCCCAATCATTATTTCTCAAGTTGTTGCAAATTGAATAGTGATCAATATGCATCTTTTCTAAGTACCGGGGCAACACTTTCATATTATACACCAGATGGTGATGCATCAATTGTTGAAACTTTTCCGGCAACATCTGCACAGCCAGCACCCCAAATTATTAAGATGCTGTGGGTTCATTCCAAAATGGATGAACTGAGTCGCCAATCTACTTACAGTAATAGGGACGCACTGGTCGAGTTAAGTTTAAAGCATCAACTTATGAATCCACACACATCATTTGTTATTGTTAGCGAAAATGTTGTAACTAATGAATTTTCTATACCGAGACTTGTTCCTCAGTATGCTCCTGGATATTTTAACTCTGCAGCTCCTGCATCTGCTGGTTTTGGAATGGCAGTTCCTGCATCTGCTGGTTTTGGAATGGCAGCTCCTGCGTCTGCTGGATTTCCATCTAGATGTTTTAGTTTTGCAGCTCCTGCATCTGGTGGCTTTACACCCAAAGGATTTGGTACAGCAGCACCTGTCCCCGCATCTGCTAGTTTTGGAATGGCAGCCCCTGCATCTGCCGGATTTACATCTAGAGGTTTTGGTACTCCAACAACAACTTTTGTCACAGCACCTGCAGTGACTCCTGGATTTAGTGGTTTTGCACCTCCTACAACAACTACTGCAACTCCTAGATTTAGTTTTGGAGCACCTGCACCAGTTACAGCAACTTCTGCAACTCCTAGATTTAGTTTTGGAGCACCTGCACCAGTTACAGCAACTTCTGCAACTCCTAGATTTAGTTTTGGAGCACCTGCACCGGTTACAGCAACTACTGCAACTCCTAGATTTAGTTTTGGAGCACCTGCACCAGTTACAGCACCCACTTTTAGTTTTGCAAATCCGATACCAACCACAGCACCCACTTTTAGTTTTGCAAATCCAGTATCAGCCACAGCACCTATTTTTAAATTTGGGACACAGTTGTCAGCTCCAGCATCTGAAGTTAGTTCGGGTATGTCAGATGATGCACGTGCTCCACTTTCACCAAAATTTGTATTTGATCCAACTAAAATTCTTGAGCATAAAGATGTAACAGGATCATTTAACCTTACCAGGTCGTCAGCAATAATTATTGGATATGCATCAAACATTGGATTGAGTGTTGCAGCAACAGCAATGAAAATTACACCACATTTATATTTCAATTTGGTGATTTACAATGAGTTCAAAAAGTTAGGTGATAGTAAATACACAATTATTCTCAATAACCTAAAGAAATGGCTATCAGCTTATCTGGACGTTGACGAGATGATCAAGTTGCTATAATATATTTTTTTATTTAGATATTGTACTTTTTATAAAATTTGAAATATTATACATTTATACAATACAATCTATAAAATGAAAGTATGTCTTCTGTAAAATGACTGATGCATGTTCCCTGGCATTTAATGCAATTAGCGTATGTACTGCTGAACAGCGATCAAATACAATGTTTGTTATGGGTTTTCTTGAGGCCACAATGGTAACACTTCGTGAACTGGGTGAACTCACAGGACGCACAGTATCACTACGCGATCAACGACGAACATTATCAGATTCCTTATCTTATGATGATGATTACTCGCGACCTCTTATCACTCATGAAGTTCCTTATTATGAGGATGAATTACGACATATTGTATCCAGTGTGTTGTCCCAGTGTCCTGGTGTCACTTTTGCATCTGATGATGATTGCACTAAATACATTGCATTCAGGGAAAGTATTGAAAAATCATATGATTCGATTCCTGGTTATGCTGCGTGGTGCAGTTGTCCCGATGATCCAGAGGTTCAACGAGTCGAAATAATGAATCAACCAATAAAGACACAAATGAATGAATTGGCTACTTCTCATAGGTCAACCATTCATGTAAATTGCATTTTGGATCATGCAACATGGCGAGATGAAGTTCGTGACGAATATCACACACGTTGTCCAATGTACTTTCCGAGCGATATGTATCACAGAGACCATATCAGTAAAATTCCCATTTACATCGAAGGTTACAAGGTTGCATTACACATGACTTATCGAAGCTTTGAACCATCATGTAGACCAATCTTTATGCGCCCTCTTCTGACCGAACCAATACAGGATAAGTATACCATTAATGCATATCATAAAGATGAACCCCGCAATGAATTTTATAAGATTGGTTATATGCAGCAAAATGGTACACGAGACCGACTGGCATTTATCGCTGGAAATGGTGATATTCTTGCAAGCATGGAAGTAGATGTTAAATTTACATCCGAATGCAGTAGTATTAACTTTAAGCGTATCGGTGATGATACACAGTTTGCATGGTTTTTTAGTGATGCTGGTGGTAATAGTGGTAGAGGTATAAATCGTAGTTTTTGGTCTGACAAAGAAATGTGTTTGCAAATTTTACTTGACATTGCTGCTCAATACCGCACAGATCCAGATAGTCACTTCATTGCAACAAAACGTGGTGTGACTCTGGTTAATGGTTGTGGTGATGATGTATATTCATTCATTACTGAGGTTAACAATGAATGTTACAATTGTGGATATAGTACTCCTCAAATCTATGTAGATGCTGTTCTTACTAATCGTGCCGGATCTAATCAGGTTATGGACATTCTATATGTCAAAACTAATCATGATAAGTACAAATATATTCATGATGAGGAACATTATAAGTTACACCAAGAACGTGTGGCAATCTGTGAAGCCATCTGTAGTCCTGAACGAAAAGCACTAATGGCATCAATTGTTACATCTTCTGGGACTGCTTCATAGAAATTATTATTGTTTGTTTTTATGCATTATTTTCTTTTATTGAACAAAAAAATTGAAATATTAGATAGTTATACATCCCAATTATACCGAATGGTCATATACCTCTTGTTAGAATGACCAGTTGTCATGACAAGCTTGATGCCTGTTCGATAGTACTTGATGCAATCTGTGCTTGCACAGCTGAACAGCGATCAAATACAATGTTTGTTATGGGCTTTCTTGAGGCCACAATGGTCACACTCCGTGAGATTGGTGAACGTTCAGGGCACGTATCAACTGATGAACGTGATTATGTCAAACCTCATCAACCTACGTATCAGGCCCCTTTTTACGATGATGAGCTGCGGCACATTGTAACCAGTGTATTGTCTCAGTGCCCTACTGTCACACTTGCACCTGATGATGACTGTGACAAGTACAATGCACTGAAGCAACAACTTGTGCACCCCTACGCATCATCACCTGGCCCAGCACTCTGGTGGCTCACGCCCTATGATGATCCAGAAGTCCAGCGTGTCAATCTGCTTAATCAACCTGTGAAGACTCAAATGGATGAACTGGCTTGTGCACACAGAACAACAATTCATGTAGATTGCATATTGGATCATGCAACATATCGAAAGGCTACTCGTGACGAAAATTCTACACGTTGTCCAATGTACTTTCGAAGTGATATCTATCACACAGGGCATATCAGTACAAATCATGATTATATTGAAGGTTACAAGGTTGCATTGCGCATGACTTACCAGTCCGTTGAACCACGATGTAGACCAATCTTGGTGCGACCTCTTCTGACCGAAGGAATACATGATGATTACACAGGCAACATTGTGCATTACGTGGATGAACCACTAAAGGATTTGTACCAAAGGATTGACGTAAATCGTATAACACTAAATCTAAATGATGGAACTCAACTGATTTGCCATATACAAAAAGACAATACACAACATCGTTTGGCATTCGTCACTGGAAATTGTGATGTTCTTGCAAGTATGGAGGCAGATATTGAATTTGTATCAGATAACTATCAATTATTGTTTTTGCGTAAGGGAGATCAAACCCATTTCGCCAATTTTGACAATTGGGAGACTTGTGGTTGTATGTACAACAAACTGTGTTTGCAGATCCTACTTGACATTGCGTGTCAGTTGCAATCAGATCCTGCTAGTCATTTCGTTGCGACAAAACATGGTGTGTCTCTAGTCAATGGAGTTGGTGATGATGTGTATTCATTCACTATGGTAATTAGTACTACAAATGATGGTAGTTTTGACTATGGTGCACGATGTCGTTATGTAGATGCAGTAATTACAAATCGCGCTGGAATCACCCAGATCACGCACATTCAATATGTACACACTGCGCACGATAAGTATGGTCATATTTGTGAGGAGGAATGTCAAAAGTTCTATCAACAACGTGTGGCAATCTGTGAAGCTATCTGTAGTCCTGAACGAAAAGCACTGATGGCATCAATTGTAACATCTTCTGGAGCTGATTCATAGAAATTATATATTGTTTTTATTTATTGAGTCAATAAATAAAAAAATAATATTCTCAATTTTGTTTATAACCAGAATGCCTCTTTTTCGTCTCGCCCAAGCCATGCAAATGCACATAAATACAATAAATGCCCAATAATTAATGATGCCCACATTAGATCATTTGTGGAAGCCGGAGTTAGATGCAGACAATCACGCCAAAACATGACAGAACCAACAATTTGCCATACACATTGCCATATCAATGACAAATAAAGCATTGTACGATAAAATGTTGTCTGACACGTATTTTTGCAGTTAATAGCAGCCATCAGTAACATAGCAAAAAAAGCAGTACCAATTGCTGTAGATCCTTGCACAATTAGCCAATCAGAAACACCTACAAAAGAATCACAGCTAGAATATTGTTGTGTCTGTGTTCCAAAAATTATCTGAGTGATGAAAAGAGGCAGTGCACCAAAATAGTGAATCATAACTATAAAACATTTAATCAATTGATTAGTTTCCGGAGATTCCATTATGAGAATAATTTGGAGAATAGCATGTTATTGGATAGAATATAATGAATATATCAATTTTTATTTATTAGCTTTCTTCC